GATTCCACACCTTGGCAATCCCGATGACCAAAGTTTAAAAGAGTATATTGTCAGTTTAAAAGACATAACTGATGCTGACGATTTTTATGCCGATATGGAAACAGAAGGTCACGGACAGTATAATAAATTACCAAGTAAGGCTCTAGAATGTATTAATCGTAGACCAATTAGTAGAAATACTCATTACCTAATGACGTACGACGAAGCCGCAGTTGTACTTAATGATCCAAGAGTCTTAGCAGTTGAGTTAAATCCTGCAGACCAGGGATTAATTAAAGGCACGTTTAGTTTTGAACAAACTTCTACACGATTCAACAAAGCAGTAACAAGCAGTAGTACTGATATCAATTGGGGATTATTACGTTGTCTAAGAGCAACTGATATTAACAATTGGGGGGTTGCCGGTACACTTAATCAATCAGCAACTGTATTAGCAGATTGCTCCGGCAAAAACGTTGATGTGGTTATAATGGATGACGGATGCCCTTATCCAACAGTATTAGAATATAAACAAAATCCAGATGGTACCGGGTATACTCGAATGGTAGAATATAATTGGTTCCAACACAATCCAGTAGTTACCGGCGGCACCGCTGGTGTGTATTCTTATCCAGGTAACAGATTGCAACAACACGGCGCCCATACTACTGGAACTGTTGCAGGTAACACGCAGGGATGGGCTCGAGATGCAAACATTTACAACCTTACATATAATAACGGCATTGACTATGTACGAGAGTTTCATAAAAACAAACCAATCAATCCATTAACCGGCGTAAAAAATCCTACGGTAATGAATAACAGCTGGGGGTATCGCGGCGGATCCTTATCAACAGGTGGGATAACTAAGCTAACAATTCGTGGTGTTGAATATTTTCCAACAAATGGTGTATGGGATACAAACGTTATACAAAATATTGCTCGATTAAATATTGGTGGAGCATTTCCTGCAAGAAATACTGCAACTGATGTTGATATGATCGAAGCAATGGCCGAAGGCGTAATAATTGTAGCAAGTGCAGGCAATAGTTATTTTTACCAAGATATGCTTGGCGGCCTGGATTATGATAATACCATGATATATGGCGGATTTACATATTACATTCACAGAGGTAGCAGCCCAGGAGCAGCCGACGGCGGCACTGAAGGCACAAAAATTATTTGTTCGGGTGCAATTGGACAGCATGACGAATCGTCTGGCGCTAGCATTTATGATTCAACTGGCATTGAAACAGGTGATTATAAAGCAGAGTTTAGCAACTACGGCCCTCGTATTGATTGCTGGGCGCCCGGATCAGGAATACAAAGTATATGGTCAGCAAATAATACTTTATACGACAGCACAAATACCCCAGATCCTCGAGTTGCGGCACTTGGACTAACTGATACAGTTAATAATAATTTTAAAAAATGTCCGGGCACCAGTATGAGCGGCCCACAGACTGCTGGTGTGCTTGCTTGTCTTGCAGAAAAATATCCTAGAATGACACAAGCTGATGCAAGAGCATATTTAAAATATGCAAGCCCCTCAACTGTGTTAAGTACTAACGGCGGCGCTCAAGATTCAAAAGATGCAGGTACGGGATTTAATGCAACAAGTAACATACAAATGCTTACATTACGAGGAACACGCCATCCAACAGCAGAAGTTGGCGGTTATTATTCAACTCCGTTTCCATCATCAATTGAAAAACATAGGCCGCCTACTGGGCAAGTTTATCCTAGAAAAAATACAACTAACAGTTTTAATAAACAAGCAACTTTTAGTCTGGCAACAGATCAAGCCGCAAGAACTAACGGTCAAACAGCCACAGTTACATTGAGCACTTCTAATGTGCCTGATGGAACAGCAATACAGTATCTTATCACAGCTAAGCCAACTGGCGGTGCCAGTACATCACTAACCCCATCTGGATTTAGTGGAGTATACTCGTCAGATACTCAAGTCATCGGTACTGCGTTATTTGATACCAGACCAAACAGCGGAAATAGAATTGTTACAACTTCTTCTACGGAAGCAGTATATAATATTATTACAAATAATTTGTTAGGAGTTGCCGCACTTACAATATCAACCCCAGCGGTACCTAATGCGTTACCATTTAATGGAAATGCTGATGACGGCTACTGGACAGTTACGTTACCTTTTAGTATAACATACTTAAATCAATCATATAGCGTAGTTTATATAGGTACTAATACTTATATTACATTTGGTGCAGGTTCAGCTGAATATGCACAGTTAGGAAATTCTACTCCAGCTCTTCCTAAGATTATGATATCTGCTAACGATAATCTAGCGTTTCGAATTTATCAAGGGATTGAAGGATCATTTCCAAATAGAACATTTAGAATTAGATGGGAGGGACATAATGCTGCCTCAGGCGGCAATCCAAATAGTCCTGACATGATTTATGAAGCTACATTTTACGAAAATACTCCGGCAAAAATTGAAGTGCATACCGGAGTTAACTCTAGATGGTCGTTTGTTACCGGCGATGTTTATCCGTTTTCTGTCTCCGTAGTAAACGTTCCTTTAGTTGGTACAATGACAGTTAACAGCGGACAAGCGACATTGCCTATAACAATGAGCACTACAGCGGCACTATCTATGAATGTTCGATTAGGTATATTCCCTAGCCCGAGCGTTAATATAACAATAAACTAGCACATTATGATTTATGCTAAATATAGAATAAAGAGAGATTACTATGCAGAGTAAAGAAGTCACAGGTGTACACATAGAGGGTCATATTAAAATTCATGATCCGCAATCTGGCGAAATTTTCATTAACAAACGTAATGCAATTCACTACGAAAATATTAGTATTGCATTAGCACAGAGTTTAGCAAACAGCGGACAAGGTTTTATATACCAAATGTCCTTTGGCAATGGCGGAACAAGTATTGATCCCACTGGTATTATCACATACTTGACTCCTAATAGCTCTGGCAGTAATGCTAGTTTATATAACGAAACATATACAAAAGTTGTTGACGATAGAAGTAGCAACAACGTAGATCCAACACGTAATTTTATTGAAACACGTCACGTAACTGGCACTAACTATACTGATGTATTTGTTACTTGCTTACTAGATTACGGCGAACCTAGTGGTCAGCAAGCATTTGACAATGCTAGTGATGCAAATAGTTTGTACATCTTTGATGAATTAGGATTAAAGAGTTATAGCCCAACAGGCGATAGCTTACTTTTAACTCATGTTATTTTTCACCCTGTGCAAAAGTCCCTAAATCGATTGATTCAAATTGACTACACCGTTCGTATTCAAAGTTTAACTGGCCTAGCAGGAGTATAAGATGAGCTATCAAGTAAAGTTCACAGAAACTACTAACCCCGCTAAACCAAGTTTAACAGTTGCCGACCAAAGTTTAAACTCTGAAACTAGTTTAGTATTTGTTGGAAAAAACTATGCAGGATATGCTCCTGTAGTAGCAGAAAACTTTTTGCATTTATTAGAAAATTTTGCTAAAAATACTTCCCCAAGCAATCCTGTCCAAGGACAACTGTGGTATGATAATAGTCCTCAAGTTAACTTATTAAAAGTTTATGACGGCACATCATGGACGCCAGCAGGTACTGTTAAGAAAGCAGAAAATGCACCGTCAGTCATTAGTAGCATTAAGGGCGACTTGTGGGTTGACACAGTTAATCAACAGTTGTATGTATACTCTGGATCTAATTGGTTATTAATCGGCCCGCAATTTAGTGCAGGCCTAAAAACAGGTCCGGATATTGAAACACTTACAGATACATCAAACATTGATCATAATGTTATTAGTATGTATTCTGAAAATAATATAATTGCAATCATTAGCAAAAGTGCATTTACACCAAAGACTGCAATTTTAGGATTTAGTTCAATTAATCAAGGTATTAATCTTAGCACAGTTGATTCTGTCAACAGTACTACTCCTAATAAATTTTGGGGAACAGCAGAAAAAGCTGATTCATTAATTGTCAACGGTAAAGCAGTAGAGGCATCAAGTTTTTTAAGAAAAGACGAAGCAAGTACTACTAACTTTCCATTAAATGTAAGAAATAACGGCGGCATTGGTATTGGTAGCGATTTAAGTTTTAGTCTATCAACAGATGCAAACTCTACTATCTTTTATTCAAAGACTAGTGGAAACTATATTGAGTTTAAATTAAACAACGCAGGTACTACTGTTACTGGCATCCACATTGATGCTAACGGTTTTATTGGTTTAGGTCCTAATAATACAAATCCACAAGAAGCACTAGATGTTTCCGGAAACATTATTACAACCGGCGATCTTATCGTACAGGGAACAACCGATGCAGACTTGCTTGGCCGAGGCAGCATTGCAACAGACGGCGGCCTAAGTGTTACTAAACAAAGTCAATTTGGCGGAGACGTTAGCATTAACGGAGGCATACACTTTAGTAACTTAGATATAAACGGCGATCCGGTAGCGGGTACAATTGTACAACCTAGTTCCGACCTGGCGACTGACTTGTATGATTTAGGTACAAGCACTAGACGTTTTAGAAACATATATGCCCAGTCATTTGTTGGTAACTTTAACGGATCGTTTACTGGTTCGTTGGCAGGTAATATTAGCGGATCAGCCGCAAAGCTAGCAAGCCCAACAGTATTTAAGATCCGCGGTGATATTTCAACAACCGCAGACGTATTGTTTGATGGACAAACTCCGCAAACAGGTTCACCCTCGGGCGAACAAATATTTACAACGGTCGTTACTGCTGATATTATTTCACAAAAAGAAACAACAACAGATTCATTCTTAGATGATACAATATTGG